TATTTATCTGCAATAACAGAATCATATCTTTGAGAAATGTAATCTCCTTGATAGCGTGGGAATGAAAGAAGAACTACCTTGCCAAGATCAGGAAAACGAGAATCTACAGTACCACGAAATGCTTTATAAATATTTTCTGCAGTCTTTCCTTGCTCATTACCTGTACCAACTTCAGATGCAAAACCAGAAATTTCATCAAGCACAGCCATGAATAAGTTCAAACCTTCATGAGATTCTCTTTCTGAGTGACCAGAGTAAACAGTAATAGACTTATCAAATCCAATTGAATCTACTTTTGGATCATACTTTCCTGCAAACCAAGGTGAACGCTCAATCTTACTTTTAAAGCCTTTAAAGAAAACATTCTTAGCCTGTTGTGCGTTAATAGCAACGTTAATAATATCAATAGCATCTCCTGATGGCTTGCCAAAATATCTGGCAGGATCTTTAAGACACAATAGTTTATATACTACGTATGCACAGGCTACTGTTGATACGAAGTCTTTTCCAGATCCCTTGCCAAGTTGCAGGATAATTTCATTCTTTGTATATTTTTTAAAATACTGAGCACCTTTGTCATGCCCCATAATTAATTTTAAATCTTCTTCTTTATATATTTGGCTCATTGCTTCAACTATGTCGTATTGAATAGTTGATAGTGGTGGTTGACCTAAGTAATCTGGGTGTTCAACAAATGTTTTTGCATCTACTGGAGTTTCTTCAAAATTATTATCTTGAAGTGCCTCAAAAAAATCATTGAACTTCGTGGACAATTGTAATCACTTCGCCTTCTTTGGCTACCTGAGATAACTTTTGCATAATCAAATCACGAACTTCTGGATGAGTTGTAGCAACATCTCTCAAAATTCCAACTAGAACTTCTTGACGTTTTTCAATTTCAAGCATTTCTTCTGCAAGTTCTTTATTTTCAAGAAGTCCAGCCTTCTGCAACATATCAATACGCTTTGCTTCAATATCCATAACAAGTTTAATTGCTTGAGTCTTTGCCCCAAGATTGTTAGTCATAGATGCTTCATCAATAACTTCATAAGATTTAGCAATAAGTTTTCCATAGTGTGCATCCATTGATGCTAAGGCTTCTTTTGCACGAGCACGGATAGCATCGTTAGCAGATGCCATAACTTTCCATTCATTAATAAGTTCTACAACTTTAACTCTTGGAATTGCAAGTTCTTTAGAAATCTTTGTTGGGTCGTTGCCTTTTAAATATTCTGAAACAACAGTATTAACTTGATCAAGATGCTTTACTAATTCTTCTTCAGTTGACATACTTGCCTTCTAGTCTATTAATTTCATCCTTAATGTAAAAAATAGCCTTTTCAAGATCCTGAATAGTCTTAGATTCATCCTTGAGTCCTGCTCTCCATAGATACTTAAAAGCATTACCAATGTTAAAGTTTCTGTGACGTGTTATCTCAATGCACTCAACACCAGAAGGATCAGTTGTGTAATGTCTTGGATGATTCACTTGATCTACGATAATGTTTAGATTATCACTCATCGTCATCTTCCCAATCAAATGTTTCTGGAATTCCCTTTAGCGCAGTAAAGGCAAACGCAAAACCAACAGTACCTGCTACGGCAAGTGCTATCAATACTTTTTTAATTTTACTCATCGTTTAGATTTCCTTAATCCAAATTTTGCAAGGTATACATATACAGTCTCCACTGTGCATCCACACTCCTTAGCAATGTCTTCAGGAGTCTTCTTATCCATAATATAACGTTTACGAAGCCAAGACTCACTTGTATATAGTTTAGCAGCCATAGTGTTATTTGTCAACCCCAATCGCTTTCCCCCAATTTTTTATAGCCCAGTGTCCAATACCGCAAGCATCTGCTACATCATTATCAGTAATAGTTCTATTGTATTGAATATTAATAAACTTAATTGTTCTTTCTTTTCTTAGATTTCTTTCATATGTCTTTAGCCATGACTCAGACTTTCCTGGGTTCTGCGCTTTGATATAAAACTTTTCATCTTTTGAGATTTTCTTATTTCCAATAAAATTTTGCCAAGTAATTGGAGATACCTTACCAATAACCCTTGTTCCAGTCTGACCTGCAGAACCAAGAATTGCTCCTTGCACAAGAGCAAGATCAGCAGCAGTCTTGGGACTATTCATAAATACTGTATGTTCAATTACTATTGCTTCAAAACCATCATAAATATCTAGGAAAGCCTTTACTTTTTTACCAGCATCCATAACTTTATCATATATGTCATTGCCTTCAAAGTTAATTTTTCCAACACTAATTAGATCTTTTGTAAAGGTATCAAAAATAGCAAAGGCAAGACTATTAGTACTAGCATCAATAGCACATATTCTTTTTGGAATAAGTTCTAATCCCCATTTATTCTTGCTCATACTCTATAATCCCTAATCTCTTTAGTTCTTTTAATGCTTTATCTACATCTTTAGGATTTATATTGCAGTTAGCACAAAATCCAGCATCGTTATATACGGTTAAAGAAGTCCCACATCCGCCAAGACATTTTCTTTCTTTGCCAAATCTTTTCTTTCTTTTTAAAACTTTATGGCGTTCAGCAATTTTTTCTTTGGTTGCAGATTCTCTACATTGTTCAGAACAATATATTTGATAAGATACTGCAGGTTTAAAAGATGCGTCACACCAACTACATAGTTTCACTCAGTTCCTCCAGAGATGCGATCTTTACAGATCCTACCCCTGCATTACCACACGCTTCTTTTACTGGACAACCTTTACAAACCTTTGAATTAGATCTGTAATTTTTTGTAGGAAGAACTTTGTCTTCCCATGATTTGCGAACTTCTCGCATCCAGTTAAACGCATAGTCTACCCATTGTCTATACTGATCATTAACACCAATCTCAAAGATTAGTAGTTCATGATTATTTTTATTCTCATAGATAAGCATCCCCTTTGCTTTCTTAAGAATCTTCATGTAAATAAGCAATTGAATAACGTGACCAGACTTAGGAGTACCTGAGTTTTTGCGGTATTCAAAGGCTTCATTCATCATTGTCTTAATTTCACCAACAATTTCCTCACCTTCCCAATTGAGCATGACATCGCCATATCCAAAGATTGGAGGATCAGTATTAAAAACTTTAAACTCTGTTGTATCGTTTCCTTCATCATCTTTAAATATTTTAGCAACTCCAGCCTTCATCATTGCGCCTTGAATTCTGTCATGTCCCATAGTTCCAGATGACATATTTGCTGCGCTATATGGAGTTGTATCATCTTCAAAGGTGTTGCCTTCAAAGGCTAGATACCAATATCTTGGACATTCTCCATGACTCCATGCAATAGTTGATGGAGCAAATGTTTTCTTTTGCGTATGCTTTGGCCCACGACCTTCAATATATCCAGACTGTATCTTTGCGATCAGTGCCTGATTATCTATTGTCATTTTCTTTTCTGCTGTTTTTATCATTACGCTTTTTAGTAAATTTTTTGTCAATTTAAAACTCTTTTCTATTCTATTAAGTATATCAGACTATCGTGTTGTGTACTTTAATGCTGATACCAAGTTATTAATTGACTCCGCAGCAGTATAATATAAATTTTTCTTTCCTCTATCAGACTTATCAACATTAGCCATCCAAGTAGCCTTGAATGCCATCTTTGCTGCAATAGCCTGAAGTCTAACAATCTCAATTGTTGCTACTTGAGTTGGAATATCAGGCTTGATTATAACTTTGGCAATAAATGTTAAAGCCTGTGTTAGTTCTTCATCTTGCATATAATCAGCAATTTCTGCTAATCCATTTACCATATCTAGTGTTGTTTCATTATTATTCATTTTATTCCTCCGTTAACTGTTCTAGCATATCCATCTCAATTATAGCAAGTCTAACCTTTGTATTTCCTTCTCCAAGGATTACTACTATTGCTGGTGCCTTATCTGTACCCGCTTTGATTGCATCTGTGGTAACTTTTGCCCATACATCCTGATTTAGATTAAAGGACTTAGAGGCTTCTTTAAAATCAACCACAAAGCCTTTCCAAGTGGCATCTCCTTTTTGAGTATTGCGACCAGAATTCTTATGCTGTTTGGCACCAATTCTTTTAGCCTCATTCTTCTCGCTCACGATGCATCCCCTTAATATATATTAGTTGAATTTCAGTTAAATGTTTTTCTTGGCACATCCAACTTGCTTTTCCGTTTTCACGCCAAAGCCTCATTGAATATACTTCTGACTTACACTCTTTGCAAAGAAAGGTACCTTTATATACAGTAAATGGTTTATGAGACATTTATTAGTTGGCTCTTCAAAGAATCTTGAAGATCCAAATCCTCTTTTACTCTATTGACAAATCCTTCACGACCCTGAACCTTTGTTCCATCTGGAAGAAGATACCAAGCACCTGTTCTAGTTACTAAACCTGCTAGTTCAGCCGTATCAACAAGATCACCAATGCTATCAAGACCAATATCATTTCCCCTGAAATAAAAGTCATACTCGCCAGACTGAAAACCAGGAGAAGTTTTTGAAAATTGTAGTTCCCAACGAACCTTGCGACCAATCTTTTCTTCAATAAGTTTATCTCCGACTTGGATCTTTCCTTTAATTGCTTGGTTGTCGGATTCAGAAGAAAATAACTTAATAACAGTTGAGGAATAAAACTTAGTAGCCTGACCACCAGTAGGCTGCTGGCTAGTATACATAGCACTGATATTGTTACGAGACTGAGAAATAAGAACAAGCATAGTTGGCTTAACTTTATTGTTTGCATAGTTAAGCATTTTCCACGCATTGCTAAAATCTCTAGACTCCGCTCCGATTTGTTTTGTATTTTCAAGTTGTTTAAGTTCATCTGAATCCTTTTCAAAATAGATTGCTGGAAGAAGAGAAGTAATACTATCAACAACAATCATATCAACTCCAGCGTTCATAAGATTGGTACCAATATCAACCATTTCATTAATAGTGCGACATTGTGAAACAATTAACTGTGAAGTATTCACTCCAAGTTTTTCTGCCCAGTTTTTATCGTATGACATTTCAGCATCAATCCATGCACAGATCTTTCCCTCTTTCTGTGCTAGACCTATCATCTGAAGGCATAGAGATGACTTTGCAGAGGATTTAGAACCCCATATGAGAATCTGACGACCATAAGGAAGTCCACCATTTAAAGCCTTATTAAGTCCAAAACTAGGGGTTGAAGCATATTCTGTGGCAGGTAATGAATCCCCAGCCATAATAGTCTTACGTAACTTTGGATTAAGTTGTGCTAGTACATCTTCTACTGTCATTACCATTAGAATCTTACCCCATGCTTTTCTGGTCTACTTTTATTGTATTGTGTTTTTTCTTCAAACATTTCATCTAGTGAATGATCAACATATCCGTGAACATACATTCCCTGATAAAGATCTAGTGTACGAATTAAAATATCTGCAATTTCTTTAGTTACTTCTTCGCTACCTTTTGATTTTCTAACTGCTTCCATTACCTCTGTAACTTCTGAAACAATCATCATGCACTGCTTTGCAATAAAGATATCGTCAACCTCTTCAGGCCAAAATCTTTTTGCTTGTGCTGTTTCATGCAACCTTAATGACAAACTATCAAACATTTACATCCTCCAATGTTACGGTTCCATCTTTTGTTTTACCAAAAGAAAATTTATAGGGATTTCCTTCTTCAATCTTCATGTATGCCTTTGCAAATGCTGTCGGAAATACTGTAACAGAATGCAATTCTCTTGATGAATCTGCTAAGGTAAGTGAAGCCATTTTCTTTCCAGCCTTGGTAATTCTTGGCTTAAAAGAAACAACAAACATTTCTTCATCCGTATATGGTATTTGTTTGTAGTTCAAAAACTTTACAAGTCCAGAAGTTGAACCTTTTATTTGTTCAACAGGAATAGCACTAAGTATCCTGTTATCATTAGCCAAAATGAGATACGATATGCCAGCCTCAATAGTCGTTTGCTCGTCATCAAATATACCTACGCTTCCTGTTTTATCTAAAATTTCTACTCTTGACCACCCAGTTCCTCGCTTAATTGATTTTACCATACCCATTAAAATAAAGGAACCCTTCTCTTCAAACTCTTCAATATCTTGAATAAATGCGTAATAGTGTGAAGGAACAGTAATATTAAATTCTGGAAGATTTAAAAACTCATAAAGATTTTCCTTAACCTCTTTATCATTAATAGGTTGATCTGCAAAGGTTGCTGCTCCAATAAGACGCAAAGCATTTAGTGCACGACTATTTACTCCATTGCCCTTAGTAAAAGTAAATTCTTCTAACTCTTTATAAGATTTAAATGGACGGCCCTTTATATATTTGGAAGCAATGTTATCTGAAATAAACTTAATCCCAGTTAGCCCAAATCTAATTCCTTTGCCTTCAATCTTAAAATCATTATCTGATTCATTAATATGTGGCAGTTTAATTGGAATGTTCATACGCTTTGCCTCAATTAAATATTCTGTACGAGCATCCTTATCTTTTTCATTCTTAAGAAGTGAATACATAAACTCTAATGGATAGTGGTATTTTAACCATGCTGTCCAATAAGATAGCGTTGAATATGCTACAGCGTGTGATTTATTAAATGAATACCCTGCATGTGCTTCAAAATCATGCCATAGATCTAACGCTTGATTAGGTGAGATATATTGAGAAGCACCTTTGACAAAGCGATCTTGAAAGATATCAAACTCTTTAGCATCTTTTTTCTTTCCAATGATCTTTCTAACTTTATCTGCTTCCGACATGGACATCTGTCCAAGGTGTACGCATGCTTGCATAACTTGTTCTTGGTAAAGAATACAACCATAAGTGTCCTCCGTAAATGGCTTCATAATTTGATGACTATAAGAAATATTCTGTTTTCCATGCTTGCGAGCAATATAGTCTTTGCCAATTGTATTTGCTGCTCCAGGACGAACTAGGGCATTAGATGCAGCAAGTTCATCTAGATTTTTTACACCCATTTTAACTAGTAGGTTTGTATATGGAGTTGCTTCACATTGGAATACTCCTTTTGTATACCCATCAGAAAGCATCTGATAAACATTTTTATCATCCATATCAATAGACAATAAGTCAATATCTTTATCATGACGTTCTTTAATTATCTCAAGAGTATTTTTCAATACACTCAAAGTCTTAAGACCAAGTGCATCAATTTTAATAAGTCCAATCTTTTCAGCCTCTGCCATGTCAACAGCAACTACTGGAATTCTTTCATCTTGACCAGTTACTGAACGTGTTTCCATTGGGGCAAATCTAAAGATTGGATCTTTACTAGTTACAACTCCAGCAGCATGTATACCAGTTCCTCTGATACGACCACGAAGTTGTTCTCCATACATTTCAACCTCTGGATACTTATCTCTAAACCATTGAGTTGATTTTGAATAGCAATACTCTTCCCAAGTATCAACAAGTTTTAATACCTTGTTTACATCAGGCAATGGAATATTTAATGAACGTGCTACATCTCGCACAACTCCTTTATCTTTAAACTGCAAGAATGTTGTAATAGAAGCAACATGGCGATACTGTCTAACTAAATAATCTTTAACTTCATCACGACGTGAATCTTGAATATCTGTATCAATATCAGGAAAGTCATTACGTTCTGGATTAATAAAACGGAAAAACAACAATCCATGTTTAATGGGGTCAATGTCCGTAATGCCAAGTGCATAGCAAAGCAATGAACCTGCTGCAGATCCACGACCAGGACCAACCATGATTCCTTCTTTTTTAGCCCAGTTAATCATGTTACGAACTACAAGAAAGTATGGTTCAAAATTCTTTTGAGCAATAATACTTAACTCTTCATCAAGACGGTCTAAGTATTCTTGTGAATCAACTTTGCGCTGAGTTAATCCCTCTAAAGCAAGTTTTTTTAACTCTTCTGCTGGATTTCTATATTGTGCAGGAAGAAGATTTAGCCCCTCTTGAATACCGTAGTCTCCAACCTTGTCTGCAATTTCATTTGTAGAAGTAAACATATCTTCACGATCAATACCCTGCTTTAACATGGCATCCTTCATCTCATCATAAGATAAAAGGTGAATGTCAAACTTATTAAAACTCATCATGCGGTCTGCACCATAAAGATAATCTAAACGGTCCATGAAGTTGTTCTTTTTCTTGGACTTGTCATATGTTACATCTTTTTCTAATTTGGCATGAGTATTTAAAATAAGCATAAGTTCTTGGATTTCTTTTTGACTTGTATCTGAGTGATGACAGTCTGGTGTTACAACTATCTTAATATTCATTGCATCAGCAAGTTCAATAATTCCTTTATTTACTTCTGAAGGATTATGTGGCATTACTTCAACATAATAATCATCGCCAAATTCTTCTTTAAACCATTTCATATATTTCTTTGCTGTTGCAAGTTCTCCTAGTTCAACAGCCTTTGCAATCCATCCACTAAGACAAGCAGATGTTACAATAATTCCTTCTTTATATTTAGCAAGAGTTTCAAAATCAAAACGTGGTTTGCTAAAAAATCCATCAGTCCAAGCAATCTCATTAATTTTATTAAGATTTTCTAGACCTATTTGGTTCTTGGCGAGAAGAACTATATGATGATAATTTTGGTCAAGAGGATCAGTGCGATCTGCCTTTGCTCTCTTATCCGCCATATTCGTAGTCATATAGCCTTCTACACCAAGTATTGGTTTAATGCCCTTTGCTTTTGCAATACGGTGCAGTTCCCTATGCCCAGATAAAGTACCGTGGTCAGTAATTGCAATTGCTTGCATTCCTAACTCAACTGCACGGTCAACGTATTCTTCTGGAGTAGCAACACCATCCATAAGGGAGTAGTGTGTATGGACATGTAAACCAACGTAGTTCAATTAATTACCACTCAACATTTGAAGAGGTAACAGATGGAGTATCAAACCCAAAGTAGAATGCTTCCTGCTCTGCGTATGGTACTTCACGAACAACCTTTTCTAGGTTGAATCCTTCAACAGTCCATACATATGGTTCTGCATCTGGAGCAGTTGGAAGAAGTGTGTAATTGGTTTCAGTTCCCTGACCATTACGCTTTAACTTCCAACTAAGATTTGTGATGCTGCCTGTTTCCAGTGCATACTCACGAATATTATTAAATGCTGATTGCTTGCTGATACCTTGAGACCATACGGCTACGTAAGGCTCTTCTGTACCATCATCTACAAGAACATTGCAGTAGAAGCGCAAACGTGCTCTCCACCCGCTCTTAGGCTCTTTACGGGCCATCTCACAGCCAAAGCAACGACCTAGAGCATCCTGTGTACAAGCAGCCTTACGCTTATAATCTTTTGGGTTTGTGTGTTCTGAAATTACTACAGCAAGTCCACGATCTTCAGTGAAGTGTGCTGAATCTGAATCCAACTCTTCAACAAAACGAATCTTTGCTGATTGTCCGTCCGCTAGTTTAACCCAGCGAACTTTAATACCTGATGATTCCATCTTTGGCTTGTCAAGCAGGGCATTAATGTTTTTGAGTCCCTTTACTACGC